TCTATTTGTATCATTATTAAACTCAAAATAACATATTATTTATTGTAATAATTAAAGCAATCCATCATTCCCAATCTGTACATTTTATAAAAAGTTTTTCTGAATATTTTTACTACAATCCTCTCTTTCCAATTTAGCTCTTTTATTATTTCATTTAATACTACATCTTCCATTACATATCCTCCTACATTTATTTCTAGAAGCTTCTGTAATATTGATATACTAATTCTTGTCCACTATGGTGGAAATTTTATAAACGCGGCTATTTCTTATACAAAAAAATAATACCTTTTATGGTATTATTTTGTATAATTCATCTACTTTTACATTTAATGCTTGTGCTATTCTTACAGCCATACTTAAACTAGGTTCTTTTTCGTTCTTTTCTATATAATTTAAATGTGAACTTGATATTCCAGTTATTTTTGATAACTGGAACAAACTGTAACCGTTTTTCTATTCGTATTTCTTTCAATAATATCTCTATCCTCAACCTTTTCCACCTCAAGTTTTAGTATGTTCATTTTTTCTTATAACATACATTTTGTCCACTATGGTGGAAAAGTTCCGTTTTCTTATATGAAAATACTTCTTTTCATTTTTCTAATTAATTCTTTAAAACTGTATGCATCTTTATGACATGCTATTGTAAACGCACTAAACAAGCAATTATTATGAGCATATTCATCCCATTCTTCCCTTGTAATTTTCTTATTTTTTCTTACATATTCTTTTAATTCTTTTAAGCTTTTTTTATAATAATTGATCATAAAAACACCTCAATGTTAGCATCTACATTTTTAATATTTTTTATGCAAAAGTAAAAGAAGCCTTTTAGACTTCTTTTGCTTTCTTTATTACTTTGCTAAATCTTTTCGTTCTTGACATTACTTTCATACTTTCTGCTGATAGTATTAAAAAGTATTTTAATAACTTTCTGTATTCTTTTTCACTTTTTATATTTAATACTTTAATCATTTGTAGAGATTGTGTATATGCTTCTTTCATATTCATCCCCCTTTACTATTATAACATATTATGTTAAATTGTTGTGTCGAAAGTAGTCGAAACTCTATTTTTATGTTTAGCACTTCAAAACATTTATTATCTTATTTTTTACTAGAAACTAGCCAAAAAGTGACGTCTCAAAATCGTTTTTAAGCCCTTTTTATTTTTTGATCAAGTACTTATATCCCTTGATTTTAAGCTATAAAACGAAAAAAAGAGGTAAATTGAATCTAATCAATCTACCTCTAAATATCTATCTTATTTTTGTACAATAATCTAAACAAATATAACCACTTGGAGTTAATCCCCAGTTTCCTATTACTTTTGTAACTGTACATTTCACTCCTCTTACATATCCACCTTGATTTCTTGCACTTCTTGTTAATTCCTTTAATGGTTTAATTCTATATTTTGTACTTGGTCCTGTCCTTACATTTAATTTACTACAATTAACCTTATATGTACCTGTTGTATATTTTTGAATTGTTGCATTTTTTACAGCTGCTGTATATCTGCTTGTATAAACTAGTGAAATCCAACCTTTGTCTGTTTTTCCCCAGCCATTACTTTCTGCTAATATTGTTACTATAGAATTTTTAGTATAACCACCAACTCTATTATAATTCACACTTGCTCCAGCTCTTATATTTAAACCACCATTTGCTATAATTTTAACTTGGTAATTTATATTAGACACTGCAGATGAATTATCATTTATTATAACAGGTGTAGTTGTGTTTTCTTTTATCTGTATTCTATCATTTTTAAAGCAGAAGAATTTTTGGTAATTTGCATATTCTCTAAAATTATCTATTGACACATATACTGTATTTCCGCTTACTGTTGCCAATCCCCTTCTACTTGAAACTTCAAATTTTCCATTATACAAATATGGATCATATATTTTTATGTAATTGCCTTCTATTCCTGTTAGAACTATAAAATGTCCACCATATGTAAATAATCCCTGATTACAACTTGCTATTATATAATTGTTATCTTTTAATTTTGAAATCACATCATCTAATTTATAGCATTCACTATAACCTATATCAAATACATCTGCTGTCCATTTAAATGCACTCCAATATGTACCTTGATTTGCACTTCTATAACCATATTTTACATATAAGTCTGCCATTTTAGCTGGAGTTATTGTTCCTTTTATACTTGACACAACCATTGCTGCACTTGTAGGTCCACAACCACTTGTGCCTATTGTTTGTGTGCTATCTCCTACACTAGAATACATTTTACTTTTCCATCTATTATCTATTTGTGAGAAATATGTTAGTCCAGCATAATCTTCTAATTGTATATATGGTGTTTTTTCTGCACCTTCATATGCAACTTGTCCTTGCTCTTTAAATGCTTCATTTTCTGTTGTTTCTTGTACTTCTAGTATTTGTTCATCTTCTGCAGTTAAACTTAATATTTCTGTTGTACTTTCATTTGTTGCAATATCTACTATTGTATCTGTCATTTTTTCTACTACATCTTTTTGTAATTCTTTATCATCGCTAAAAGCAAATACAACAAACAATATAATGCACATTAATATTGATGATACTATTATTTTGAATTTTTTCATTATCTTCCCCTCCTATACAAATTTACTTAATCCTAAGATAAACGCTATTGCTGTTAATATAATTCCAACAAAAAAAGAAACTACTTTGCTTTTTATTTGCTTTTTAGTTTCTTCATATTCTTTTGCTGGTTTTTCTTCAATTATTTTTAGGCGTTCATTCATTTTGTTTTGGTCTTCTCTCATTGCCTTCATTTCTGTTGCTATTTCTCGCACACTTAGCGTTAAATCATATATGTTTTCAACTTTATTTTCAATACTATCTAATCTTTTAGAATTTGATTTTGAACGTTGCTCATTTTCTACTAATCTTTCAACAACTTTTGTATCTTGCATTTTCTTCCTCCTTTCGAGAAATTTACATTTTTAGTTTAATGGAATTGATAATATTCCAGTTAACCAATAAGCATTTCCATTAATAATACGAACAGTAACATTGCCATCAGCTACCTGTAAAAAGCCTTGTGATGTTTCTGTTCCAAAGGCTCCTGCTCTTATATAATTTTTTCCTTTCAAAAGAGTTTTTAAATCATATCCTGTAATATTAGGTAAGTTCCCTATAGTTACTTCCTTATCTGCTGCTGCAAAATACCCTGTAGACTTGCTTACTGAAACTCTAACAAATAGTACTCCATTTATTATTCTTGCTTGTATACCATTTCCATATTGAAATCCACTATTAGAAGAAAGTATTATTCCAGTATTTAAAGTTCCATTAATCCACCCAGTATCTTCGTTCTCTATTTGTTCTTTTAAATTGTTTATTTCTTTTTTTACGCCTTTTATTTGAGGTATCATATTAACACCTCTTTTCTTTTTATAAAACTATAAGTGTGTGTGTGTGTGTGTGTGTGTGTGTACAGCCCCAAGGCTTACATGATTTATTTTAGTCATATATTTTTCTCCTTTATATTTAATTTGCTATAAATGTGCAATTTAAGTTGTACCAAGCAGAAGTATATGTATTATCTGAGACCCATTCTAACATAATTCCTCCAGCCGGAGTTATTATCCACCTACAATATCTAACCCCAGAGCAAAATCCCTCAAAATATATTTGGGTTGCCGGTCTATACCCTTCTGGAAGTTGTGCTATTGTTGTTCCTGCCTTAGTAATTCCTGACACTCCTCCTACAATTGTAACAATTCCATTTTCTTTCTTATAAATAGCTTTTTTAGCAATCTTATCAACTGTTATTCCTGTGGCCAATGGTAAATCCTTCCACTTTTCAATTTTGTATTGTGTACCTGAAGGTAAAGAATCTAAAATTTCACCATTGCCAAATATTATATCTGAATTAAATCTTTGTGCTGATATTATTTGAACATTAGGAGTACGTGAACCACCTGGCAATTTAAAACAAACAGAAAATATACAATTGCTTTCTACTATTATAATATTATCTGAAATGTCAACTCCTTCTGGGTTTAATTGGTTTATTCTTTTAAATTTAACTTTAAAATTGGTAGAATCTTGTCTATTAATTTGCAAACTATATATATCATCAAAATCATACTGTTGAGTTGATGTAATTTTAAAAATTATCGTAGCCGTCTTAAATACAGTTTTCATATTTACATCAAATAATTTAATATATTTATTTGTATACCCTGAAGAAGTATATAAAATATTTTTTCCATCTGGAAAATCTATTTTGTTTTCAATTTTCTTAATTAAATTTTTAAGTGTTAGCATTATATTCCCCCCTTACTACTAATGTTAAAATATCTCCTGTTTCTAACTGCCAATCTGTTGTTGTCTTTATTTTATTGCTTATACTATCTGCATCTCCTATTTCTCTATAATGTCCATCTGTTCCGGCATCATCACTACTTAATGCTAGTCTTTCGGTGTCTAAGTATACATCTAATACTTCTTGTCCAACTTGATAATAACAAGGTAATGTTACTTCTGCTCCTGCATTTATATTAGATGTTATTTTTAGTTGGTAAATGTGTGTAAGCAAATTTTCTTGCATTCTGTTTATATTATAAGGTGTTAATGGTGTCTCTCCACTATATTCTGCCGGTACCACTTCATATTGCGTTCCCTCTATTTCTACATATGCATTCTTTACTTTTGTTGCTCCTTTAAACTCAATTATTTCCATTTTTTGCCTCCTTTTCAAGAGTTTCTATTCTTTTTATAAGTTTATCTATTTCTCTATCTTTTTGTTTATCTTTTTCCTGCAATTGTTCTATCATTTCTTGTTGTTCTTGGATTGCTTTATAAGACACCGACACCATTGAATATATGTTTGCCCCTGCTTCTTTTCCATCTTTATCTAGCGAGGTTATCTCACTAGAATGATTATAGCCTTCTCCTATAACAAAACCAATAGATTTCTTTGTTTCGTCTGTTTGAGTCTTTAAATTATATTTATATATATCAGTAGCCTTTATTATATCCAAACCATTTTCTAACTTTTCAAAGTTTTTCTTAAATTCCTTTAATGAACCATTGCTAAAATCATCTGCATACACATGGCTTGCACCTCCGCCAGATACTCTACCAAATATTTGAACTCCAGAATTTGTATCACTTCCACTTTGCCCTATTACTGCAACTGAAGCTCCAATTCCACTTTGTGATCCATGTTCCGAATCATTAACTATAAAAGTATCATAATGATATAATAATGATGTATTTAAAACTATTTTCCCGCCTGTTATATTTGCATCACTACTTGATATAGTTCCAGATATGTTAGCGTTTGTACAACTCATATTGCCGTTTTTATCTACATTAAAATTATTGCTCTTTATAATCGTATTATCACTTGTTAAATTTATTTCTTTTCCGTTTAAGGCTAATTTTATTTGCATCAATTGTAATTTTTTCACTAGATTGATTAATTTTTGAAATAATTTCATCATTTCCCACCTTCTTACTTACAGTACTTGCAATATTGTCAGTCGTTTGTTTGATTTCAGTTTTTGTTGTTGCTAATTCTTGCTTTGTTGTATAAGTTTTAGATACAGAACTAGTTATTTCATTGGCCCTAACATTTATTGCACTATTCATTTCCTCTGTTGTAGAATAACATATCAATTTCTGATTTACACTTAATTCTATACTTTGAGCTGATTGATTTATTGCACTATTCATTTCATTTTTTGTTGCATAAATATCATTAAAATCATTTTTTATCAAATATTCCGCATAAAATTTATTTCCAATCATATCAATTAAATAAATATAGTTATCTCCTTCGAATAATTCTACATTTAAATCTTTTAATTCTTCTATTCTAGGATTACTCAATTCTTTTAACACATGAAATTCACTTAGTTCTAATCTCCTTACAACATATGTTCTGTCTTTTTCAATATTTAAACTATCATACACATCACCTTTGCAACGTAGTTCTTCGATATCAACAGTGTATTCTTTTTTTTCTAAAGAAGGGTTTTCTTTTGCTTGCTTATCCACTATTATTTTATATATCATCTATAATACCTCCTGATTAAGATATAACTCATCACTTGGAAATAAATCATCAGAAGGAAATAGATTACTAACATATGTTATATTCCCTTTTATATCTAATTTTAGTATTTTTACATTTCCAGCTTCTGTTAAATGAATTTCTGTTACTCCATCTATTGTTCTTTTATAATCAACTATATCTTTTACATTTTGATTTATACTATCTAGATCTTGTTCTACTTTTGTTATTTTTTCTTCGTGTTCTGATGATTCCTGTACTAGTTGTGTTATTTTCCCATCAATTTGATTTATTTCACTTTGCACCCTTTTTATTTTGTTAGAGTTACTCTGTTTTGTCTGCATACTTTCTTGTTCTGTTTTGACCTGTATTTTGCTTTTTATACTTGCCTTAAATTTCCCCGCATAATTTAACTCTCCTTGATATAAAACTTTTTTATCATCAATTATTAGAATATCCCCAATATCATAAGCTGGGTCTATTATTGTCTCCCCCTCAAATGCATATACTTCAAAACCTTTGATTTGATTATAAATATTCTCTACTTGTTCACTATCAACTATATACATATTGTTTTGATCAATAAATACTGTTGCTTGTGTTTCATCTCCAAATTTATAATTTTGTATTCCATCTTCATAAGAAACTTTACTTACTTTAAATTTATCACCCCAAGTGAAATCTCCAAACAAATCAATATCAAAATTAGCAGTATCTTCTCCAAATGTTTTTATATAAAGTTTTCCATCTCTGCCTATTACAGCAAATCCGCCCGCTTGTTCTGCAATATAACCTAAATACGTTCTTGCTGTTACGGTGTTGTCATATACTGCTATTTGTTTTTTTGAGTTCAGAAAAGAAGTAGAACCCAGTTCTACTCCTACTTTATTGCATATATCTTTTAAGACTTCCAACATTGTTTCTGGATATATTAAATTGCTACCATCATATTTATTATCTTCAAATTTTTTCATATAATCTGTGGCTTTTATCTTTACTTTAAACTCATCATCCTCAATTGGTTTTTGAATAGTAAAATAGCCTATTGGAACTACTTCTCCATCTATACCTGTTTCAACATAAACCTCATTGTACACATCTGGCAAGTCTCTTTTATCTATTTCAAATTCAATATCAATTTCTGGAGTACACCCTAAACAAAATTCATTATTATTAAATAATTCTAATTTTGAACTAAAATCTATAATATGATTTGGTTCGATTTTATTTCCGTCTATGTATATATTTAATTCATGTTGTATTGAATCATTTAATACTTTATCTTTATAATTTTGACTTGTATTATACATTTATAGCCTCCTATAAATTTGCTTTTTTTGAAGCTTGTTTTTGAGCTTCTGTTAGTTCTTTTTGCATTAAATTAAAAGAACACTTCCATCTTGTTTTGAAAGTGTTCGTATTTAATTCTGTATCTATCATTTCTACTTTTCTTTTTGAAACTCTAAACTTTGCTCCTTCTAAAAATCCACCATTAACAACTGGTACTTTTACATCTAGAACAAATGGGTTCTTATATGTTTTTTGTATTAGTTTCTCTGCCTCATCTTCTGAATTTAAATCCCATGACATAGAAAGTTTTAACATTCCTATTGCTATCGGATTGTCTATCAATGCCCCTGTTTTTTTACTTGTATAACTATCATTGTCTGTATCTTCTATATCTGCACTATATGCAGATGGAGTTGGTAAATTTTGTGTTTCTCCATGTTCTCTCCATATCATTATTAATCACCTACCGTTACTATTGTATTTTTACCAGTTCTTCTAGTTTTTGAGTTTATATAATCTATTGTATCGTCAAATATTTCTCTTCCTAAGTATTGTATTGTTACATGTAATGGCTGTCCATTACTATTGTTAAAGTCTGATAATACGTCTTCAAAAGTATCTCTCATTATGTTTTGTGGTGTTACAATTTCTGGGTTAGTTTTAGCTCCAGAGTATTCACCCGCTAATACTGTTGTTGCCTCTGTTAATACACCACCTTTAGCTAATCTTGGTATCTGTGGAACTGATATGGTAGATATCCATCCAAATGGACTTAACCCCATAATATTTACGTTTTTTATTGTTCTTAAGGCTGCATTTAATCCATTAAATGGTATGGCTATTACTTTATTAATTCCATCTATTATTGCATTTACTATTGATTTTAATCCACTTAATATTCCTTCTCTTATTCCATCAAAAATACGGCCTCCAGAACTGAATACATTTTTTACTGCTTGCCATGCTTGACTAAACTTATCTCTAAACCAATTACCTATGTTCCCAAATACGGATGTAATTGCATTCCAAGCTCCAGACACACCTTCCTTTACTTTTGTTACAATAGTATTCCATACATTTGCTATAGTATTTACTATTCCGTTCCAAACATTAACTATAAAATTTTTTACAGCCGTAAATACTGTAATTACAATGTTTTTTAAGAACTCAAATTTTGCTTTTTGAAATTCTATCCATTTTGTTACAACTCCAACTATGAAATCAACAATGGCATTCCAAATATTTCCCAACCATTCTAAAATTATTCCCCAATTTTGAATTACTAAAATTATTGCAGTTATTGCAGCTACTATTCCCAAAATAATTAAAGTTATTGGTGATGTTAATACTGTAAATAATCCCATCAATCCATTTAAAACCATTTGAACGGTATTCCAAGCAATAATCCCTGCCACAACAATTGCAATTACTTCTCCTATTGCTTTTAATATGTTTACTGCCATTTCATTCTGTCCAATACCCTGCAATGCATTTCCTATTAATGTCAATAAATCCCCTATTGTTGACATTGCAATTTCTATAATTACTTCTGACATTTGTATAAAACCCGAAATAACTGGTTCCATAAATTGCACTATTCCACTAAATGCACTTAAAATTCCATCTAAAAATGACTGAAATCCTGTGCTAGAAACTAAATTCAAAATAGCAACCGTAAGATCATTAATTATATTTGCTATTCCCTGTATTATTTCTGTTCCGTCATTATCATTATTCCAAGCATTTGCCCAGGCTCTACCTATTTGCCCAATTGAATTTAATATATTCGCAATTATAGAGTATATAGTACCATTAGTAAACAATGTTTCTACACTCCCCCACATTGCACCAACAGCTTGTCCTATTCCACTAATTGCATTTTTTGATGCTGTTATAACTTGTTCTCCATACTTATTCCAAGAATCAACAAGTGGTCTAAAAAAGTCAAATAATTTTTGAGCCAATGGAGACATCTGATTATCTATTCCAGATAAGTCAAAACTCGGTGATGTGCCTCCTCCGCTTCCACTGCTAGAATTATCATTAGTTTGCACATTATTAATTTCATCGTGTATTCCTGCTAATTGTTTTGATTCTTCTTTTGCCTTTTTCGCACTTCCAGCCATACTTACATATGAACTTGCACTTGCTTTTGCAAATATATTCACTCTAAACAATGCATATATAACTGATTGGATTGCTTTCATCAATTGATATACTAATCCTGTTACATACTGTATTACAGGTGCAAATGCACTTCCCATAGCATACTTCATATAATTTATATTTGCACTTAATTGTTTTGCTCCTGCATTTTGACTAGATAACCAACTTTGTGCACAACTACTTAACACTGAGTATACACTTCTTAAAGAAAATAAAGCCATAGCATATTTCAAGATATGTCCTAGACCATTTTTTACTCCTGTCCCCATTCCTTTTATATTATTTGTAATATTTTGAGTTAACTTTGGTAATTCTTTAAAGCTGTCTTTCATATTAGATATACTAGGTTTTACTTGTTCTATTTTTTGTTTAAATGCTCCAAAAAAACTACCCAATTTATTTTGAGTAGTTGCTGTCTTGTTTGTTTCTTGATTTAATTGTGTCATTTTATTTTTTGCTTCACTTAGTTGTTTATTATACATTTCTATTTCTGTATATAACTTTTGTGCTTGACTATTTAATGATGTAAAATCTTTATTTGATTTCAATGCATTATCAATCGTTGTATCCATTGCTTTATCATTAGGTTTTATTCCATCGGGTGTTACACTTTTTCTAGTATCATCCACAATTTTATCAATCTGAGGATTTATTACGTTTAATTTCATTTGTCGAGCATTTATTTTTTCTTGTAAACTATCTATTTGTTTTTGTATTTGAGATATTTGTTTTTGTGCATCTTTATTATTAACTTTAATTGCAATTTCGTTGCTTTCAGAACTCTTTTTTAAGTCCTGCATTTTCTTTTTCATAAAATTAACTGCTTGATGTAATTTGCTTGTCATTGCCTTTGTATCTACTTTCGAAAAAACTTCTTGAACTTGTTTCATTTTTTCTTTTATTGCAGGTAACATTTTTTCAAATTCTTTCAATGCTTCTTCTACTTTTGCAGTTACTACAATTTCTATCTCTTCTACTGTCATTGTTATTTCTCCTTTCTTTTTTATTTTTAACATAATAAAAAAAACACCTACCAAAGTAAGTGTTTTTTTGACATTTTTTATATATTTATCTAAATATACTTATAGGTGCAGAACCCAATTTGCCTTTTTTTATTGCCCATGTATTACCACAATTTTGACAAATTCCTACTGTAGAGTTAATTGTTTTTGTTTTATTTGTTCCTTTAGATTTTTTCCAAAACAAATTAGACACACCTAATGTACATAAAGCCGTAAGCCCTCTTGCACTGTTATTTACATGTCCACCAAATCCAATTCCCTTTTTATTAGTTTGTTGCCCCTCTTCAACAAGTTGAACTTGAACATTTTCACTTCCACATTTTGGACATTTCATATTAATACATCTCCTTTTACATATTATAAAAAGATTATACCACTTTTAATTGTATTTTTGTGTCAAATTTTGTCGAAAAATATTTTTTTAATTCTTTTCCGCTTTCATTATACATCTCATTCTTCTTATAATTTCTTCTGGAGATTGTGTTTGTTTTTCTTCTTCCTTAAATAATTCTTTGTAATTATCTCTAATTGGTACTATTTTAGGATTTCTACTCATACTATCCGCTCTTATAAGTTTATTAGTTACCGCTTCTTGTAAATTAATTTCACGTTTTAAATCATCAATTATTTTTACAAGATGCGTCTGACAATATGTATTTATTTCTGAATATCTACTATTCCAAAATTCATATGGTTTCATATCAAAATAATATGCAAGAGACTCGATTGAATAAATCAATTCAACCAAATTATGAGCCTCTTTTATTTTTTCTACTATATCATTTAGGCCTCGTAACCTTGAAATCCCTGCTCTTGAAATTGTTTCTCTGCTATTTTGCTCATTGCACTTTCTGCTGATTTTTGAACTAAATCGTTCATATTCATTGTTGACAAAGGATTTGATGTCATTTCTTTTAATTCTTTCTTGCTCATTTTCTTTTTGAAAAAACCCTCTTCATTCAATGCCTCTGCAATCTTTTCATATAAATCATTCGCAGTTATTCCTTCTAGTCTACAATCATCCATAAAGTCATATACTTCATTTGATGTCATAAATGTACTTTTGCCATCCTCGTTTTCTGCCAATTTAAATATTATTTTTGACAAAGCTTCTCTATCACATATTGAATATGCTCTTGTGAAGGCTTCTTCAAAATTTTTATTTTTTAGTAGATTAGCTATGTCTACTATTTTTCGTGTTTTTAGTACTAAATTAATTGTTTTATTTTTTGTTTCTATAATCATTTTATTTTCTCTCCTTTGCAAAAGAGAGAAGGCTTATTCTGCCTTCTCATTATTTTCTTCTATTGTGCTAGCAACTTTTCTTGTTCTACTCCTAGCACTTAATGTAGAACTAAGTTGTGGGAAAGCCTTTACTTTCTTGTATTTCTGAGCTTCTATAAATTGTTAATTTTGATTTTAACATATCATCTATAGCAATTTCACTCATTCCAACATAACATGTTCCAGTAAAGTACCATGTTAATGGTTTTCCTGCCTCTGAAGCTGTGCTTTCTGGTAATTGGATTGCCCAATAGCCATTTGTTTTTGCAGTTTGTAGTGCTTTTAATTCATCATATTGGTCTTCTTTAAATAATATTTCTATTTCTAGATTTTCTGCTTTCTGTCTTCCTTCTGCCATTCTTTCATCCGGAATATCTAAAGCACTATAAGTCACTCCTTCTGGTGCTTTTAAAAATTCTGGTATACTTTGTACAAAAGCTATTTGTTTTCTTTTAGCCTGTGTTTTTAAGTCTTCTAATGTATCTGCATGAAACAATTTTGTCATTGTACTTGTTTTTGGGTCCATTTAAAATTCCTCCTATTATCTTATAAAATTAAAAGAGGCCGTTATTGAATTATAACGAACCTCAAATGTTATTGTTATACCGTATTTTTGCAATATAGGATCATACATTGCAGGGCTGGTATTTGTCCTTATAAAATTATATTCTTGAAGTTTTGTATCAACTTCATCTGTCATTTGCATGGCTTGACGTTGCTTTTCATTCCAACAAGTTATTGATATTTGGAATGTTGATTGAATTGGAAATGCATTTTCCGTTTTATTCACAGATTTTAAAGGTGTATGTAACTCTAAGCAAGGAAATTTACTTGTAGTTGTTGGATTTGTTAATATTTGTTTATATTTCAATGATTCTAGCTTTTCATATACTAAATCACTAAACTCTTTTATACTTAAATCCTTCATTTTGTACACTCCTTTAACATTTCATCTAATCTTTTCTTTGCTATTTCTGTATTTTCATTTCTGCTTTTAAACTCTGCATCACCTAAAAAATGATTTGCTTTTGCTCCGAACTGCCACATAGAATTGCTTTCCACTTATTGTTACAATAGGATAGTTTAATGTTCTTCCTACTTTGTCTATAGGTATATACCATTCTGTATAACCCGATTCAATAAAGTGTTTTGTTTTTCCTATATGTGTTTTCTCAGCAAATTGTCCGAGTTCCAAAGTATTCAAACCACAAATAAGATTGTCCACTTTCAGTTATAAATTTAGAAGGATCAGCATAGACCCTTCCTTTTACTTCTTTCGTAGACATATCTATCATTTCAACTATTATTCCATCTTCTTTATGACCTTTTTCCAATTTTATTGCATAACCTTGAATATTTTTTAATACATCTTCAGTTATTATCTTTGCAGTTTGTGGTAGTTTTTGAATTATAGCATTTATATTTTTAAAATTATGTTTTACTTTTATATTACAGTTTATCATTTTTGCATTTTCTCCATTCTATATACATACGTATTTCCTATCTTATTTTTATCTAATACTCTATATTCAGGAATAAACTTCTCTAATTTTGAGACATCTTCAAATGATACTCCATCGCCTTTTTGTATATCGTAATCTCTTGTACTTCTACCTTTATAAATACTGTAATCCACTTCTCCTGTGGACTTTCTGTCTAGCTCATTTGCATCTTGTTGCATATTTAGCCAAGCTATGCTTTTATATTTCCATTTTTTATCTGGTTCTCCGTGATCTTCTATTTCTTCATATTCTGATATATATACTTTTGTTAAATCTCGTAATAGCATTACTTAATCCTCCTTAATCCAGATTTTATAATGTCATTTCTTAATTTTTCTATAATATCTTCATATGAACTTGATATAGATCCTTCGTTGCGACTGGTTAAGCCCTCTGCTCCTCTTGACAAATAAATTGCCTTCGTAGCTTTTTTTATGTATGGAAATAGTTTTATATCTTCTTTTTGTCTATTAGAAATATTAGAGGCAATAGAACTTACTTCCTCTAATATTTCACTCAAAACTTCTTCGTCGTCTTTATAATTAGATCCTAAATCGGCTATTATTTTATCTATATTACTGGTTTCTGCCATTTCTATTGCCTCCTATTTTTTCCTAAGCCATTGAAGTAATTGTTGTCATTCCTGCTTTTTTTGCTTTATTCTCTGAATTAACTTCAACAATAATTATTTTTTGACCTGTTGTTGCTGTTATTTCATCTGTTCCATTCCAAGCTGTATATCCAGATGTGCAGGCAGCATCATATTCTGGCATTGTTGGATTAGCTGCTGTTTTATATTTATAACTATTTCCAGAAGTTAAAGCTGGTGTAACAGTTATTTTTGTTTTTCCTGTTGATGTTCCTGCTACTGACGTTACAGTTAAATCTCCAAGTTTAGCATCTGTTACATAGAATATTGTATCTTCCATTAAAGCTTTTGTTCCTTTATATAAGAAATCTTCTAATGCTACAGCATCATCAAATGGTACTTTCTCTGCTCCATATTCTGATACATAGAATGGTTGAGCAATAGCTCCGTCCATCATTACAACAGCTTTTACACCGTCTGGTAATCTTGTTGATTCATAAACTCTAACAGAATCATACATACCAATTGCTTGTTCTTTTGGATCTGTTCCATTTGGTAAATCATCAAGAATTTTCTTCATTCCTTTTCTATATTCGCTATCTACTACAATAACTAATAAATCTGATTCTATTCCATCGATAAAATCATTTTTTAAAGTTCTTGCTTTTTGTAGCAAAGTATCAATAGTGTCTTGAATGTTGTTTTGAGCAGCAACTTCTGTTCCTTCCAATACTTTAACAAAGAACTCTCTGTCTAAGTATCTTATAATAGCTGATTGATGATTTACTTTTCTTTTTTCAGCCATACCATCAATACCATAAAGTTTTACGTCTTTTCCTTGTAATTCTTCAACAATTTCTTTATCTGTATCAATAACAACTTTTACTGGTTTAGCTTTTACTTTATCGCCTTTTCCAGCAGCTCTTGCAGTACCTTTGTCTTTTAATTCTGCATTTACAAATCTTTTATATTCAATTACTCCACCTTCAGGATTTCCAGAACCGTTTTTAGCTTTTATTTGTTCTGATACTGCTCTTGCAGCAACATTTTCTAATACTCCACTTAATACTTGTTTTAAATTATCCTTTGTTTTACCATCTTGTAGCATTATATTTAATGCTTCTTGTGTAATTTCTCCCATTTTTTATTCCTCCTATTTTTTAATAACTTGATCTAGCTATTGATTTGCTTTTTGTATTATCAATACCTGTTTTTTGAATTGGAGTATCTTCTTTTAATCTTTCATTTACAGCTTTTTCAACAGCTTTATTAAAAGCATTTGAAACTTCTTCAATTTTTGAATTAATCTCTTCTGCTTTAACTGTTTCAAAATTTAAAAAAGTCAATAAAGATACATCCAATCCTTTTTCACTTGCTATTCTTGTTGCTTGTTCTTTTAATTTGTAAGCATTTAATTCTGCAAGTGCTTTTTCTTTGTCTGTTCTTTCTTTTTGTGCTTGATATTCAAGTTTTTGTTCTTTGTTCATCTTTGCTAACTTTTCAGCTTCGCTTTTTTCACTGTTCATCATTTCTTCCCAGTTTGTTTTTGCTGTGTTTATAGCTTTTTGAACTCTTTTATCAAATTCTGCCTGATTCTTTCTGTCTTTTAAGAAATCATCAAATGTTACAGGATTATCATTTATTCCTGTATTATTTGCCCCCGCTGGTTCAGTAACTGCCCCAGTATTAGCATTATTTAGATTTACATTATTGTCTTGTCCTTCCATTTCTTTACTCCTTTTGCCCCAGCCATTGCTTAAAGCCCCAGCCATTGCGAACTTGTATTCTGTTGTTCTTTATAGCCTGCAATCAGTAAAAAGGCATAAAAAAAATAGACGCACGTCTACGTCTAAAAATTTATAATTATAAAATGTTAATAACTTATTTATTTTTTTCTTTAATATTAAGATATATTGCATATCCTATTATTCCTGTTAATTCTGTTAATATTGTGGCTATTACTCCACACCAAAATGGATTTATATACATATTTTATCCTCCTTTAATTTTATTTAAATCATATTATTAAACAATGAGCCGAATAAATCGTTCTTTGAAATCTTTATTTGTGATTCAATTGTGTTTCTCTCTTCTAATGACATATTATTAATTATTTCTTTAGCTACGATATCTAATGATTTTTCTACCGCCTCATTAAATTCTTCTTCAGTAAACCATCCTTTTTGTATCATTACTCTTGCTAATATATTTAAAATTGCACTTATTTGAAGATTTGCTCTAATAGCTTTATTTGTCTTTAAGTATTCAATAATTTCTTTATCTGACATTTACTATCCCTCCATAATAAAAGCACCTACTTGCTAGTAAGTGCTAAAATTTGATTCTCATCATTTCATTGTAATATTTTTCCCATTCTTCATATTCTTCTATGATTTTCTTTGGTGTATTTTCTTTCCATTTCCATGGTTTTTCTTCTCCTAGTGTATCTATTTGCCAATCCGTCCAAGGGTGTTCCATAGGCATCATATTAAATCATCCCTTTCATAACTTCTATTATGTTTTTGCTTAATAATGAAGCATTTTGTTTATTAGCATAATAATCTGCAAATGCTTCTGCAATAATTTCTTGTCCTCTTTCTTTATATGCATATCCTGAAATATTTCTTATTAGCAAATCTTTTTCTTTTATATCATTTACACCTATTTTATTCAAGGCTTTATTTAATATTTTATTTACTGTTATATTATTTTCGCTATCAAAAACTATTGCATTATTATTGTTATGATTTAATTTTTTTATTATTTCTGTTACTGCTATATGTCCTATTTCATGTATTGACATATCTTTATAAGTTGTGTTATTAGGATGAAAATGCTTCTTAACATCCATTTCATATAATTGTTTTGGAACTTTACCATTATAAAATTTATTTTTATTTATATACATTACATATGTTCCATCTTTTTGTAATTCTACTGCTAGTCCACCATTTGGATGGTCTATTTCTTTTATTTCTTTAATCTTTCCTCTTATATTTGGAAAATCATTATATACTCTACTCATATTGTTTAATAATTCTTTTAAAACTTCTTTATCTATATGCCTTGTATTCATTTTTTTAATATTGTATTTTTCTTTTATATCTTTTTCAAATTTTGTATCAAATATATTAAATTGTTTTTCTGTTTCTAACTCAATATGCTCATTATTAGAATTATACACAATTGTACTTCTACAATAGTGAAAGTGATGCTGTATTGGTGGGAGATTTAAGCCTAGTACTAATCCATTGCATCTAATTCTTTGTACTGTTAATTCTTTTTGTGTCTCACCATAATATCTATCAAATACATTTTCTTTGTTAATATAAAACTCTTGATTATTTAAACTATCACACATTAAAGTTGTTTTATCATCTTCTACTGCAATAAATCTAACTTTTGAATTATCTTCTGTTACTTCTTTTATTCCTTCTGCTTTTGCTAGATTATTTAATCCAATCATTTGTAAATCTACTGCACCTGATATCTTATCATTATTTATATTAAGTTTTTGATTATTTTGCCTATTTATTATTGTTTGAAACTCATCAGAATCAATTTCTAGGCCTTTTTGTTGTTGCATATTTAAAATTGCTTGTTTATATATTTGTTGTGCATTATATTGTATTGTTGCTTCAATATACTGTTTCCAATTAAAGCCACTATAATTTGGTTGGTCTAATAATGCAAGAAATAAAGCCATCGCTAATATTGATGGCTTTTTCTTTTTATTTACTTCTTTTTGTCCGTTCTTCATAGTAATAATTAGCATCTTCATACATTATTTGTGTTTCTTGCTCTTCTAATTTGTTTTGTTCTTCTATATACGCACTATAAATTAATAATTCTAGTATTTCACTATTTTTTACTCTTGTTCTTTTATAAATATTGTTTGCTAATACTCCAAAATAACCTGTTAATAATTTTTGTTCTTTCCATTGCTCTATATATGTATTTATTCTTTTCTTAGTTTTATTGTCTGCTATATCATATATATTTTCTGATGTAAAATTAAACGTATCAAAGATTTCTTGTAAACGATTTTGAGTTTGTCTTGATGTCTTATTATATAGTTGTTTTAACTGTTTTATATAATTATCGTGTTGTTCCCACATATAAAACACCTCTATTCTTTATTGATTTGCTTATTACCAACTTTTGTTTGCTCTTTCTTATTGTCTGCTGTTAGTTTTTGTGCTTTTTGTGTATCTGTCAAATCTGTTACTTTGTCGTCCTGTTTGTCTTCTTTGTTATCTTGCTCTACTCCTGTTCGTCCCATCATTTGCATTTGTTGTAAATTCTTTTGAATATTCTCTTCATTTTGTTTATCCATTTCAGCAATTTCTGATTCTGCATCTAATCCAAATGGTAAATGACTTATAATTGACTTATCACTTATTAGGCCTCTTAATTTTAACCAAGCATTTGTTAAGCTTTCTGTATCTGTAGGCAAATTACGTATTAATATAACATCTATATCTCTAAAGTCATACTCTTTATTTTTCTTTAAATTAATTCTTGCTGTTATCATTTCCCACATTCTTAGGTATTCTTTCCTAAATAAATGATGTGCTTGTTGTAATACTTGTTCTAAAGGAAAAAACTTCTTTTCTAAAGCTGCTGCATTATCAGCATCAGTGAAACCTTGATCTGTTACATTCGGTACTCCTGAAATCATAAGTGCCATATCTAAACATGTTTTTTTATGATTTTCTGATGCAGTATCATTTATATCCTTTATGATCCAGTCTATGTCGCCTTCTTTGTCTGGTGTATAAAATACTTTAGCATTAAGAATAGTTTCATCCTCTTGTACTCTTGCAGGATTTTTTGTCATTATTACATTTCCTTCTTTATCTTTTTGCTCTTCTCCTTTATCATTCAAAAGTGGTATTAACGGATCATTCATTGGAGAAAATCCTGTTACTTTTAATTTTGCATTATCGTTATAATCAAAAATGTTTGCATTATTTTCAATTACTTTTTCATTTTTGTTTATTAGAGTCATAACATTTTCAAAAAAAGCCATTCCATAAGGGTTTTCTACAGCAAAGCAAGGCAAATCAGTCCATCTTACGGGTTTATTGCTACCATCTACTTCTTCAAAGTTATATTCAGCATTTTCTGTAATAGATTTCTTTTCAATTCCATCAACAAATTGTTTTTTATAGTCTTTTGTTATTATTTCTAAATGTGTTTCAATTCCACCTGTTGCTGTGTTTTCGTACCAACATCTTAATAAACCTATTTTTGTACTAGGTACATCATAGTTCCATATAGCTACTGTATTCAAGCTTGAAACATTGGCATATACTTCTTCGTTGCTCTTATTTTCATACACCAATCCATAACATGCTCCAGTTGTAATATAATCAAGTACACAGTCATAAAAAAAGCTACCATTGTCATTATATTTTGCAATATAATCAATAATAGCTTGATAGTCTTCTGGATCATTTTTCTCTCCAAAAATTCTTTTAAATATTTTATTTAAAATTCCTTTTTGAGTCTCATTTATATTCTTAACTTTAAATTGAGGCTCTTTTCCTCCAAAATATCCACTTGCAATAATACTTATATAATATTCAAGTGCAACAACAACATCCTTTTTATCATATTTTCTTGTAAATCTATCTTGTAAATATTTTCTGTGCATAAATATTGGTAATGCTTTTCCCCATAATATACTTATGTTTTGGTTTATATTTTTTTCACTTAAAAAATCATCTTTATATTGTATTTTTTCTACAAAACTCATTATTTTTCTCCTTTACATTATATTGTTATAACCAAATTGTAATTTCTTTTGATTTATATATTTTTCCACTGCATATCTCATTGCATCCATCAAATGATTAAAATCATCTATTGGTCTATTTATTTTGTTTCCAAACTTGTCTTCATCCCAAGTATAATTGCTTATTTCTGTTATGAAATTTACACATTTAGGATGTATTATTATTTCAAAATCTTGTATAAATTGAATACCATTGTTTATACTGTCTTTTCCCTTTAACGCTCCTGTAATATGTCTTAAACCTAATCCCCTTAATTCATCTATTGACTTTGGTTCTGCACTATCTGCTGTTATTTTTTCTTTTGAATAACCCATCTGATTTATTTTGTCATATATTACTTTGTTGCTCATTCCTTTTTGATATATTTCATCATATACATAAATCTTTTTGTTTTTTAAATCTATTGCACCACAAAATAGTGCTGTTGGGTCGTTTGTATAACCAAAGTCTAACCCAAAAGCACTATCTAAGTTTCTTATTGTATTTAATTCAAATTTTTCTTCTTTCCAATTTTCATAAACCAATCCATCAACTATACCCCAGTTACCTAATCCTGCAACTTGATATCTTCTAGGATTATTTTTCTTCATTCTTTCAAATACTTTTTTATCTGCTTCATCTAGCCACTCATTACAAAGATAATTTGTTGTCATTGCTAATATATCATCATCTTTAACATCAAAAAATCTTTTCTTAATCCAATGATGCTCATTCCAAGGATTTAATGTTATTGTTATTTGTTTGAATAATCCTTCTGGAACTTCTCCGTCTTATACTTTCATCTATTACATCAAAATCAGATTCCTTTGTTATTTCGTATGCTTCTTCAATCCATAACCAACATAAAACACCAATATCTACTGATATTGATGTTACTTTTAATGGGTCATCTAAACCTCTAAAATATATTTTCTGTCCTGTTGGCTTATACGTCATTTCTAATGGACTTTCTTTTATCTCCCAAAAACTATCTACTTGTAATCTATGTATTGCCCACTTTAATTCTGTAAAACAACTGTCTTTTAATGTTCTAAATGTTTTTCTAATTACAAGCGTATTAGCTTCTTTATATTTCATCATGTTGCTTATTATCCATAATGCTGTTGTCTTTGATTTTTTACTTGCTCTTGAACCCTTGCATACTCTATATCTACATTTGCAATGCCAATACTCTGCATAACCTTTCCCAACTATACTTTGTAATGATATGTTATTTACTTGTTGTTGTGTATTTTTATTTATTATTTTATTCTGTAATATCATCTGCTATCACCACTGGTATATTTCCAGCAACTTCAACTTTTTCTTTAAATGTACCATATCTTTTTCCAAGTAGTTCTGCACATTTTGTTCTATCTTGTAATGATGCATCTAATCCAAACTGGTCTTTTTCTTCTCCTCGCATTACTTTTGTTAAGTATTGTAATACTTCTTCTTGTGAGGCAATTCTATTATTTTCTAATTGTTGTAATCGTTCTTGAATGAAATAGTTAAGTTTGGTTAAGTTTTCTGCACCTATATTCTTTGCTGTCTTAGAACTATACCCTGCTCTCTTTGCACTTTCTGTTGCATTCGCAGTTTCTATATAATAATCTATAAATCTTTTTTGCTTTTCTGTTAATTTATTATAATCTTTTTCATCTTCCATCTGCCTCACTTCCTTTTCTGTGTTCTTTTATTAAGTATTTCATTACATCTATTTTGTTATAACATTCTTCTTTTTGCTTATATCTATCTTGTAATTCAAATTCATCTGTTTCTTCATTGTATATTTCTACTTGTTCTCTTTTTAATATTTGGTATTTAGTGCAATATTTACAATTCTTTTCACTATAAAATTGAAAACTATTTATTTTATATATTTGTCCTTTTATAGATAAAGCATATAATAATTTATTTATGTTTTTATTTATGTTCATTTTTTACCTCGAAATATTGTTCTACTATTTCATGAATAATGTCATAAGAATTTGCTACTATGTCTGCAACATCTTCTTCTGTATATTGTTTATCACAATGTGTTATATAATTATCAATATAGCAATGTGTTAATTCATGAATCAAAGTAGCTTTCTTTCTATCTGCTGGCAAATCTTCATCTATATATATTTTTTGTATATCACAATATGTAATACCGTAGTATCTTGTGTCTATTGATTTTAAGTTTTCTTCTTCATTTGCTCTTCTAATATTTTGCATATTTTTTATTGATTCTTGGGATGTTTCAGTTATTCTCCATTCTCTGTTGTTTATTTTGAATTTCACTCTTTTTCTCCTTTCTTGGTCTATATCTAAAACAATAGTCATAATGCTTGCACTCATCGCATCTTCTTTGCATACAATTTGCATAGTTAATTTTCTCGCTCATAATACACACACTTTGTACATATTACATCTCCATTTTGAAAAACTCTTATTTCACAATCGTTCTTTGTTTTATTTTTGCATCTTGAGCAGTGTTCTTCTGTGTATTTTTTTATTCTTTCTTGATTAGTCATATGTACTTTCCTTTTATTTTATTTTTTACATATTTCGACAAAATTTTTGTTTTTGGTTTGATATAATTTCTTTTGAGCCTGAACATTACTTTTATACAGAAAAGAGGTGTTGCTTTATGACATCAAGAGAAACTATTGCCTTACAATTAACTTTAAAAACTCTTGAATCTTGTAAATTCAGTAGTGAAGAACAAATAAAAACTCTTCCTTGCGAAATATATAATGAATTTTATAAAAACTTGCAAACTTACAATAAACAATAATTTTATATCAAAATAGAAGCTATATCACACATAGCTTTAACATTACATACAATTTGTTCAGGCTCATTATTATAATCCATTCCTTGATTTATTTTCTTTTCTAAACCATCATTTATTCTATTTAATCTTTTCATTTCATCTAATAAATAATCTCTTATTTCCATATCTTTTCCTCTTCTCTTTTATTTATAAACACTACGAAATATGTAAGTTATATATAATTGCACTCTAGAACTAAACGGCTTATACTTCATCTAATAGATTACTTTTTGCCACTCTGCTCTCTATATATGTTTACATACTTCGCACTATTTACAAATATTAATTAGAACTCGCTAGGAAAGTTCTGTAAAAATTTATATAAAAAAATAACTTGAAAGGAGGTCTGCCATATCAAATAAACATAACAAACTTTATATTATCAGTTACCTAGCATACTGGTAATAACTAATTTAATCTACTATTTTCCAATCTTCTGTTAACATGTCAGCTTGACTTGCTAACCAGCCTAATTGAACTCCTGATGTTCCTACAAATGCTATTGCTTTGTTTCCTATTGCATCATGTTCAGCATTTATTATTTCATTATTAGTGTTTTTATAACTTATACAAGTTGCAAGTTCTATATATTGATTTTTTCCATTCCAACCTTGCCTTTGTACTCTTTTTCCTTCTTTTAATAATTGTATCGCTTTTCCAAAATCCATTTTCTATCTTCCTTTCATAACATAATAAAAAGAGCAAATACAAAAAGGGGCTTGTACTTACTCTTTATTCTCTACTTACATTTCTCTTGATTATATAAACCTATTAAATAATAGATTTTTTATACTATAAAAAGAGAGAGACATTCATCTCTCTCCTTTTTTGTTGTTACTTACCGTCACGTCCTGGTCTATAATCGCCCAAAGCCGCTCCCTGTGCACCAGTTCTGGTGTTAATGAAGTAATGATCACCCGTATCAACGTCTTTAACGTTGTACTGCGTAAATGATTCATCCTGCTTCTGGCCGTTCTCCCAGCTTACGGTAGTATCGCCGTACTTACCATCATATCTTCCTGTCTCCGAATGTCTGTCTGCCATAATAAGCACTCCTTTAAAATATTATTCAATCTTACGATTGTGCTAATATTATATCACCCTTTTTGTATTATGTCAACAGTATACAAATATAAAAAGAATAGACATTTAAAACATCTATTCTTCTCAACTTAAATAAAAATTATAAGGGGCTTTATTTTTAATTTTTGTCGCTTTGGGTTTGATATTTCTATCTGCAACTTTTTATAATTTTTCTATTATAATTATATAATATTATAAACGAAATTTTAAATACAATTTATGCGAAATTTTAGCGAAATTTTAACGAATTTTATGTGTTTAATACCTCTAACATGTCCTTTAAAGCTACATCTCTTATATTTTGTAATTGTTTTATTGACAAATACTTTGGAAATTCATTTTCATACTCTTTTGCAACTCTTTTCCAATCTCCTTTTTCACTGTCTATATAAAATTTATTAATTACAAAACGTTGTTTTTCACTAAGTATAGTTAATAAATTTTTAACTCTTACTATTTTTTTATTTAATATATTTTCTTCTGCTTCACATTCTATAATTTTTGAATTTATATACTGTCTATCAAATTTATTTATATGGTTTAATTCATTTTTATAATTAGCAACTGTATTTGATACCTTATCAGATATTTTATTTGTATTACTATGTATACTATCATATGCTTGTCCAGCTACTTGCATATTTTCTATTATTTCATTTTCTGTATCTTCATATACTGTTCCTGCATAACATAATTGCTCTTGATATCCTTCCTTTTTTAATTGCACTTCTGTTAATTTTGCCTCATTTTTTTTATGATTTCTTAGCATTATTTCAACATCCTCTTTTATGTATTTACTCATTAGTATACCTCCTCATTAAATAAATAATATATTTTATAATGTTTTCTTACCGTGTTATTTTTCTTTAATGCTCTACTCATTTCTCTTGCTGTTAAATTTAAAAACTTTACCACTTCTTGCAATGTCCCTACTCTCATACATTGCTCATTATTCTTTATATCGTATATTCTATATATATTCATTTGTATTCCTACCTTCTATATTCTTCTTTTAGCCTTTTCTTAATTAGTTTTAATGCTATCTCATAAGCATCATTTTCGTCTTTTAGGTTATTTTCATCTTGCCTTAATACTTTTATTGTCTCTAGTAAATTATTGTTTAAATTTATCTTTTTCTCTATTAATTCTTTTGCTTTTAATAGATTCTTTATTGTTTTAGTCATTTGTATCACCTACTTTTAGTTATTATCTACATATTCTTTTATGTTAGGAATAGCCTGTTTTTTGATTATTCTTGCTATATCTTTTAATATTTGTTCTTTTTCCTCTTCTAAAATATCATTAGCAACTATATCTAATTTTTTAAATATTTCCCTATAATCTTCTGCCTTTGGATTTTCTATTCCTATTTGTGTTAAAAATTTGCATATTCTCATAGGTGTAATATACTTATCTAAAAAAGCATATGGGCTTTTGGTTTCTGAATTTTTTATATGTTTCACTTCTTGAAATTTATCTCCAACTATTTTTATTCTTTTTTCTCCATCTAATGTTTTTATTACTATTCCTTCTCTTATACAGTCTGTCCCTTCCAGTGCAGATTTTTGATTATCTACATATTTTTCTTTTAACTCTACATAACTTGTTAGATTTTCTACTGCTATTTCTGGTACTGTTTTAAATCCTATTTTATTTGATATATCTTTCATTTCTTCTATACTTGCAAATATTCTTGTAAAATCTTCATCTTCTGTTGGTTTATCCACTATCTCTTTTACCAAATCAAATGCATAGTATGGTTCTATTTTTCCTTGTTTAGCTAGTGAATTATAGTTTATTTTTCCTTGATTTAACCATTCGCCATATAATACATATCCAATTGGTAAATATTCTAGTATTTTGTTTTCTCTTTTTCTAGCATATTTAACAAATCCATTTAATCCATCTTCTCCTGTTAATTCATTAGATCTGCTATATAATCTTATCTTTCCATTATCATTATAAATTGCAGTATTACTTCCATCTATTTTTTCTTGAATTACCACTTTTGTTCCTTTTTCTATTTGATATTTTGTATTATCTGGTCTCTTTATCTTACAATACATTTTCATATTTCTTTACCTTCTTTCTTTTGCTTTATTTTCAAAATATTCTTTAACCTACTTTTTATCATGAATTGGTGTTGTTAATTGTTCAGCCATTAAATCTATTTGTTTTTCTTTTTCTTTTAGCATAGATAAAACTATTTCTATTGATTTATTATCTAATCTCACTTCATTTACTAAATCCGAAAATGGATTACATTGTTCTAAATATTTTTTGTCATTATCTAATTTACTTTTCAATCTTTCTATTGCTTGTTCTTTTGTCATATGTTAGTCCTCCTTAAAATCTTCTAAATATACTGTTTTACCTTTTATTTTTATATAATATCCTTTGCTGCTTTTATATATTGTTTTAAATGTAAACATATATGCTTCTTTATCATATATTACTAAATGTCCACTCGTTACATTTTTGGCACTTATATATGCCACATATGTATCCATTTTTTCTTTCACTTAAAACACCTCCTAAGGCTTGTCTCCTTTGATATTCTGCTATTCCTAACTCTAAAACTTCATTAACTATTTCTTCGTCTAAAAAGTCAAATCTTAAATTTTCTTTTGGATATTTTTTTCTAAAATAATCTTTTATTACTTGTTTTGTGTGTTTATCATCTCGTTTTACTACTTCTTTTATTACTCTTTCTGAAAAAGAAAACATTTCATTCACTGTTTTTTCGTTCACTATATCCCCCCTTAATATCTCGCTAAAAATTCTTTTAATTCTTTTCTTAATGTCTCCCACTCTTCTGTTTTTTCTAGCAATTTATTTAATTCATCTTTAGTTAATTTTGTGCAATCCCAGTTAGTCTCATCAAAATCATAACAACTACAATGATATCCTTCTACTAAAACAAATTCATTATATTCTGTATCAGGCATATCTTCTAGCAATAATAACCTTTCCATCTCATAATTTCTTTCACTTGTTTTTGCAAATAATACATTATGCATTTTTATATCTGTTTTATTTTTTAAATTATATCTTTCCATATCTTATTTACTCCTCTCTCAAATCATATTGTTCTATATTTTCTAAAGCTTCTTCAAAATTATATCCTAAACAAGGGTCAAAATAACTTTCCTCTTCATCACCGCTACAAAAAGCCCAACCACCTTCGTACCCGCTCATTTCTCCCCCACTTCTTATAGTTTCATACCACACTTCTACATTTTTATGTCCTAATTTTTCTAGCTCTTCTTTTATTTTTTTAGCTTTAGGTGTATTGTTCACTTTTTTATCTGTATATCTTCCCATATCTCTTATTTACTCCTCCATTTCCTAGGTTCTCTAACAAAATATTTTTCGCATATATGGTCTATCTCGCAATTTTCACATTTATTATAATTTTCTTTACAATAATCTATAATTATTTTTACACAGTCTATTGGCTCTTCCATATTTACTCCTTTACTACTAAATTTGCTTTGATTAAATCTTGTATATATTCTTCTTTTAAAATTGCATTTGTATCATCATTATTAGCAACAATATTTCCATCTGGTCTTATCTCTATGCTAAAATAAGGTTTTATATATTTTTTATATATTTCATATGGTTCATTTAGCCCTATATCAATTTTCGTATATCCAAACTTTTCAAGTTCTTTTAAATCTACATCATCTCTTATTTTTGACATATCTATTCTCCTCCTTAAAATGGTGATTGCCATGTCCCCACTTTATCAATAGGAACTATTTTACTTTTGTTATTTCCATAAAATACTTTTGCTACTTGTATAGGTTCTTTTAATTCCGTATGTATAAACTGTTCTTCTCGATTATATCCTTCATAATTTACATCATTCACACAATCTACATATTCTCTTTTTATCTTTTTAGTAAATATTCCAACACAAATTCCTTCAAATTCTTTTTCTACAAATTCATAAATTTCTTGTTCACAACTACCACCTTGATTTAATGTTATTGAAACATCATCTTCTATATATTCATCGTCTATTGTTGAATTATATACATGTTTTGTTTCTTTTCTCTGTAAATATCCTTTGCATATAACATTTCTAAATAGTAAATTATTCATCTTCTCCTCCTACTTTATAGCAATTAGCCATATACCTTTCTTTTGTTAGTATTGTTTGTATTTCGTCATTCTCACAAGTATCGTCTGGTATCAAATGTGTTTCATCAACAAATATTAATTTTGGATAATCTGGAAATCCCTCAAACATAGCAATATGTTTTACTTCCCTTCCATTTACATAGTCTCCAACTTCTATTAAGTCTATTAGTTGTTTGCTGTGTTTTACTATGTTTTTTGTATCAAACCATTTTTGATTTTCTAAATGTACTGTATTTTCTATCATTCCATATAAAGCATCTACTTTATCTATAACTCCATTTTTTGTTCTCACATATTCATTTACTTCTATCATTTTCTTCCTCCCTATCTTTCGCACAAAATACTAAACACATTGTCATTACTCCTAATATTGCTCCTATAAATATTCCTAATAGCATTTTTTCCATCTCCTTTTACTATTTAATTATTCTTAATTCCAAATTAGGATAAACCTTCTCAAATATTTTATGTTTTAATTTGAATACATCTGTCTGCATTCCTTTTACATCTTCCACTATTGTTTTACCATTTTCTATGTACTTAAAATCCGCTATGTATTGTATCTTCTTGTATGTTTTGCCATTTTTCTTAAAACTATCTTGTAATAAAAATCTTGGTTGTAATTCTAAGTTACTTATTTCTCCTGCTTTTAGTAATAGCTTTAGTTCTTTGTATCTTCTACTTTCTTGAATGCTATCAAAGATGTAGTCATCTACTATTACTTTTTTATTTCTGTATTTGTTCACTTTTCTTTAGCTCCTCTCTTAACTTTTCTTGCCAATTTTTTATTCCTGGTACAAAATATTTGCATCTTAATACTGGCTTATAATCTTCGTTTTCTTGTTTGTTACAACCTAGACAGTAATAGCATATTGTGTTCTTTTCTACTTGTTTCATAGGCTAGGCCTCTTTCTCATATTCCCATTTGTATCCATAAGCAGTTCTACAATAATAAGTTTTACCATTTTTGTCTACGATTTTTTTATGTTTGCAACAGGCTGATATATTTGATACCGTTTTAATATTAAAACTTCTTGCTATATCATTCATGCAATTCCATTTTCTTACTAGCTTTCCATCTAAATTATATTGATTAACCCTTTTTGCTCTCTTGTTTTTTTCACCTTTAATTGATGATTTGCATAGACCATGTCGTTTTGCATGTATTTTATTTTCATTATTAGTAACCCATTCTAAATTTTCAATTCTATTGTCTGCTTTATTACAATTTATGTGGTTTACTTGTGCCTTATTTTTAATATTAGGTATAAAAGTCATTGCAATCAACCTATGTACTCTAATAGTTTTTGAAGTTTTTCCATTAGTAAGTTGAGTTATTAAATATCCTTTATGATCTTTATATTGTTTAATTATTTTTTCCTTTGTATTTCTTATTCTTCCTAAATTACTAACCTGATACAATCCATTATAGTTAATCGCATCTTTCCATTCTTCAATCATTCAATCATCTCCTCAAATATGTGGAATATGCTGATAATTTATTACTTCAAATCCTGCTTGTGTTCTCTCATAGATTGCTACTGTTTTGCCTGTGTATTCGCATTTCTTTTTATCTACTGCTTTTACATATCCCATTTTTTCTAATTCTGTTAATCTTGGTGCTGTATAATTTCTTTCTGTGCTTGGTATAAATCCTAAATCAAATAATTCTACTGCTAATTCCTTTGCCGTTTTAGGCTTGTCTAATCTATTTAAAATTTGTATATATCTTATTTTTGTTTTATCTTGTATGTCATTAAAACTCATTTGTCTTGTTTTAAATGTTATTGTATTCATTTGTTTATCACTTCCTTTAATTCAAATTACTGTATAAAAAGTCTAAACTATCATACTGTCTTTGTTCATAAGAACTCTTCTTTTTACTATTTTTACTTTCTCTTTTGGCATCTGCTAATGTTCTTATCCCTGCCTTTTGCCAATTATTCAATATTGCTTTTATATACTGAATTGTCTTTTTATTAGCTTCTACACTTATTTGCATAGCATATATTATTAAATCTGCTGGCATCTCTTTTAAGTAATCTGCTAATATTTCTGTTCCGTATGGTGTTGCGAGTCCAATATTTTCATTGTAAAAATCAATAACTTCTGATAGACCGTCAATACAACTGTCGCCTATTGTTGTTATTACATTCTTATCATTCTTTATATTCTTTACATTCTTGTTTGTGTTCACTTGTTGTTCAGTTGTTGTTCGCTTGTTGTTCACTTGTTGTTCAATTTGTTGTTCATCTTGTTGATACTTATCCCACGAAACTATTGCTATCAGTCTGTTTTTATTGCTACTTTGTTGTTCGATTTGATGTTCGTTTTCTAGCGTTTTTAAAATTCTTTGCACTTTATTCTCGTCAATCTTTAATTTTTCTGATATTGATTTTCTTCCTGTAAGTAATTGTCCTTTTTTTAATGTTGTTCTTTTACCTTTAAATAGAACATCATATTCTTTATGCGTAGTATTAAGTAAAAGATATACCCACACCGCTAAATAATCACTGTCTTTTGTTATTATTGGATTATCTAATGTTTTTCTATGTAACTTTATCCAACCTTCCATATCTATTCCTCTTTTTCATATTTTCGTACTATTACTGAAAAATTTTGTTCTAATGATAATTCTATTAGTCTATCTAAATCTGCTTTTAATAAATTATCATATCTAATTCCATCTGCTGACTCTATAATCAATACACTATATTTCACTTGTTTTCTCCTTTCGTAAAATAGGGATAAAACTTATGCAGTCTTACCCCTAGTTGTTAATCATTATCTATTTCTTTATTTGCTCTTGCTTTTTCCATTTTCATCTTGTCATTTTCTTTTTTCATCTTATCATCATATAATTTGTTAAAAATTCTCTTATACATTTCTCTATCAATTAGTTTTAACAATCTTTCAAAATCATCACAGAATTTCCAATTATCTTTAATTTCTAATGAAGTACCATCAATTTTAAAATAATCTAATAAAAACTCCTCTAATTTATTTTTAAACCATTTTTCGTTTTCGTTCGGTACACCTTTACTTATTAACTCCTTATATTCTTCTGTTGATATAATAATTTCATTTTTATTTGCCATTTTCTTTTCCTCCTAATATTTTTTTATAAATAACTCTTGCCTATAATGCTTATAAATTCTTTTCTTGTATGTGTTTCTTCATATTCTAATTGTATAAATCTTTGTAAAAATTTTAATATTTCATCATCTTGATGACACTTTCTACATAACGGAACTACAAATCCATTTTCAATACTCCTTTTTCTGTTACTTCCGCCATATGTTTCATGTAAATCATCTTTTGGTATATCTTTAAGTCCTCTTTCTGTGCATATATAACAATGTTTTAAGTCATCTGTTATGATACTGTATCTGCTATTTTCTAGCTTTGCTTGTTTATTAGTTTTATTTTTTATAGCTTTAATTTCTTTGTATTTCAATTTTGAGCAACTTTTACATTTATCTAATGCAATTTCTTCTTTATTTAATCTGCAAAACCAATATGGAGAATATTTTCTACTTCTTTTTGTTAAATATATACAGTTCATTTTTTATCCCAACTTTCTAATAATGAATTTATTTCTGCATCTGATTTTGTTTCTATTCCATAAGCCTTACAATCTTGAACTACACCATCTATTAATCTGGACATTTGTTTTGAATTAAAAGAACTTGAACCGTAATATGCATTTATTATTTTAAATTCTGTATTTCCTATATATGTTGTATCAGCTATCTCACAGAACCAAGCAATTCCTTGTGCTACCCACATTTTTTCAAATGTTTTGATATTCTCTGTCTCTATTCTAAATCTTCTAAATATTCCTAATTTTTTTACCCTTCTTTTGTATTCCTCTATAGTATCTATTTCTGATAAATCACATAATTCTTGCAAAAGTTTCCAAAAATAATTATTTGCATTAGTTGTTCTTTTTTTTATGTATTTCTTTGCATCTATTTTAAGTTTTAAACCTTTTAGTTGTTCTATATCTGATAACTTGTCCTTTCCATCAATTAGAAAGCTTATTTTTGGTTTTCCAGTCTTATAATCTATGTTTATTTCTTCTAATGTTCCTGTAGTTTGCATTTAACCACCTACTTCTTATCTGGCATTGTGTTGCATTTATTTAATATTGACATGTATTGTTCTTTTGTTAAATCTGTTGTGTAAGTTATTCCATAATTCTTTTCTAAAACTGGTCCAACATCAAATCCTTTTCTTATCATAAGCGCATATATTGACTTTGCTTCTACATCTGTAATTTTATTGTTAGATACTCTTGTTGGTGCCTGTTTCTTTTTGTAACCAACTTCACTTGGATTCTGGTCAGGATCTTCTCCTGTTATTATCTTATAAGACTTCATCAAAGCATATTTATCTGCATATGTCATCGCTTTCCCTGACCCTTTATCTTGCGTATCTATTCCTTCTGCAAATGTTATTGTTTCTATATATTCTTCTGTCTTATCGATATTTACAAATCTATACGTAGTTTTTATCCTACTAAAAATATTGTTTTTTTCTCCGTATTCATTTGTAGTAGTATACATTGTGCTTTCTAATACTTCTCTATTTACTGGATAACTATAAACTCTATATTTAAATTCTAATTCTTTAACTGCCTTTAAAATATCTGCTTCTCCTACAGCTTTATAAGCACTTTTACCTTGTCCAACAGTCAAGTTTTTATTGACACTAGAAATTTCATTTGTTATATTAGAAAGCTTTTCAAATATATTCATTTCTTTAATTTCCATAGTATTCTCCCTCTTTATTTTCTTTTAAATCTAAATAATCCATAATTACCCCCTACTTTATTCTTAAACTTGTATTTTGTGTATTTATATTAACTCCTGCTGGTATTTCTCCTGTTTTAGTAAAATTATTTTTTATTGCTGTTTTATCTACTTTAACTGTTATAATTTCTGTTTTGTATTCGCTAGGAATTTCATCTTCGTTTATGATTTCTACACTAGGTGGATTCTTTGCTATGCTTAATGTTCCAAGTGGTGTTTCTAGTTTTGTAAATCCACCTTGTTCCATACATTCTTTTACATATTCCTTAAATTTTGTAAGTCTATTTTCTAATGTCTTTCTTTGCTCTGAAATTCGTTTTTCTTCGTTTTTCATTGCTTCAATAGTTAATTCTATATTTCTTGTATAGCCAATTAAATTTTGGCTTTTTTGTTGCAATAATTCTATTAATTCTTTTTCTACTTTCTTTTTATCTTCTTCTGTCATTTCTTCCTGTGCTATCAACATTGGAAATGCATTTGTTATTTGATATAAACTTAAATCTTGCATTATTCTTCACTTACCCTTCCATATATTTCATCATTATAATTTTCATCATTCTTTTCTAGTAAATATTCTAAATAACTGTCATAATCATTGTTTGTTTCTATATAATCTTCTTCTATCATCCTGTTTTCTAACATTTTTAATTCTCCTTTGACATTTCTATTTATTTGTGCTAATATATAAATAGATTCGTTTATTTAAGTGTCTATGAACTAGTTTGATTTTAGTAGGTCTACTAGTTCTTTTTTATTTAATATAGTTCTTATTTTATTTTTTAGATTTTCTGTATTGTTGTAATCTTGTCCTTGTAAGAGTTTTTCTATTGCTAATAACTTTCTATGATGTTTATAATTTTCTAAATGTTCATCTTCTATTTCTGCTCTCAAACTTTTTTGACTTATTTCTAGTCTTTCTACTTTTCTTTCTGCTTCTTTTAAAGCTTTTCTACTTTCATCAACTAAACTTTGTAATTCTTTTATCTTCTTAAACATTTCTTACACTCCTTTCCTTTTAATTTTAATTTTGCCAAAGTAATTATGTGCCAGTAATAACACTTATCTAACTTGTCCATCTTTTGTACTCCTTTCTTGTAAAATTTTGTAAATTAATGTATAATACCCTCGAAAGAGAGGTTCTTATTATGGATAAAAATTCTAAAAAAATATTAAAATATTTATGTAAAAACAAATTAAATCATTATAATCTTATTAATCTTTCAAAAGTTTTCCCTGATATTCCTAAAGACCATTTAATTGAAATCGTGCATTCACTTTATAAAGAGGATCACATTAAATATGTTAGTGATTCTTCTATAAAAGTAACTAATAAAGGTATAACTTATATTTCAGTAGTTCGTAATGCTTGGATTTCTGAACATATCATTGAGACTTTAGCATTAATTGTCGCTTTTATCGCATTAATAGTTTCTATTGTTGCTCTTGTTAGGACATTTTAATAATAGCTACCAAAATAGTAATCATTACTATTATTGTTGCTGTACAAAAACCTAATACAAAAGGTCTAAAGCAATGATGTTCGTTATCATAATCTATAAAATCTGAAATAAATAACTCAATTTTGTCTATAATACTTAAATTTTTATCTTTCATATATCTCCTCCTAGTATGTCATTCCCTGTAAGAACATCCAGTAACAAAATGTTACTCCTGCTAACCACATTGATGTATATGCTACTGCTTGTCCTAATCTCATATAGGCTTTGCTTTTGTCTATTCTAAAATTTTTCCAACTTCTTTTCATTTGTTTTCACCTCTTTTGTTTATTTTCATTTCTTTTTAAATCCTTTTGAGCCATTCTTATGAAAACCTTTGCTATCTGTTCGTAAATTTCTTCTTTTTCTTCCTCTGTAGTTTCTGGATGATAACTTGTTACTTTATACTCACTCTTCATAAGACTAACTCCTTTCTTAATTTTTATTCATATTGCTTGTACCTATTGTTTTTGTTTATCATGTTAAACTTAATTGATAAAAAAAATATTTGATACTTTTTCTCCTAATGCTGTAGCAATTTTTTCTAGTGTGATATTGGTTGTAACCTCTTTCTTTTCTGTTTCTAATTCAGATATTGTTGTTCTTGAAATTCCAGATTTTTCTGATAATTCTTCTTGTGAAATTCCCTTTTCCTCCCTTGCTTCTCTTAACCTATTTTTCATTATTTCACCTCGCTTTGTTTAACTTGTTGAACAGATTATATATCTATCTTTTTTGTTTGTCAAGCATATTAAACAAAAAAATATATATTTTTTTTGACTTTTTGTTCAATATGTTGTACAATATAGGCATATCAATAGATAGGAGATTCAGAAATGTTTTTAGGAGAAATTATTAAAAAATATAGAAAAGAAAACAATTTATCTTTGAGAGCTTTTGCTAGTAAATGCGGTTTAAGTTATACTTATATTTCTATGTTGGAAAAAAATATAGATTATAGGACTGGAAAACCAATTGCACCCACTTTAGACAGTGTGAAGTATATATCAAATGCAATGAATATACCTATAGATGACTTACTAAAAATGTTAGATGATGAACAAGAATTTAAATTAAATGAAGATGTTCTGCCAAACAATTTGAATGTAATCCCAATTTTAGGTACTGTAAAAGCAGGTTATGATTGGTTAGCAGAAGAAAATGTTGTAGATTATGTTACATTAAAAGAAAACATACCTAATATAAAAGAATATTATGCTTTAAAAATAACTGGTGATAGCATGTTGCCACTCCTTTCTGAAGGAGACTTAGTAATAGTCCATGACCAAGATGATGTAGAAAGTGGACAAACTGCAGTTATTCTTATTAATGGCGAAGAGGCTACTGTAAAAAAGGTAGTTAAAACAAATGAAGGTATTGAACTTCATTCTATGAATCCTTATTATCCAGTTAAAAAATTTACTTATGAAGATATGAAAAGTATACCAGTGAAAATAATAGGAAGAGTAAAAGAAGCAAAAATAAAAGGAGCTTTTGAATAGGAGTGATAATATGATAGCAATATATGCAAGACAATCCATAGAAAAAAAGGATAGTGTTAGTATTGAAGCTCAAATAGATAAATGTAAAACTTATTGTGACGGACAAAAATATAAAATATACAAAGACTCTGGTTATTCTGGAAAAAACATAAATAGACCTCAATTTTCAAGCCTGTTAGAAGATATAAAAAAAGGTATTGTAAATAAAGTTATAGCTTACAGGCTAGATCGTATCAGTAGAAGTATTGCAGACTTTTCACAATTATTGATAATGTTTGATGAATACAATGTGGACTTTATCTCTGCTACAGAAAACTTTGATACTAACTCCCCTATGCGGTAG